TATTATTTAACGAAGGATAAAAATCCTTTCTCATGACAATTTCAGTGAGGTTAGATTTTACAGATCTATCAGAACTATCAATAACACTAATAAATTTACTATATCTAAATTTGCCGCCAAATTTCTCAGTGTCTGAACTGGCAATATAATTATTAATATTCTCTATAATCTTTGCTTTTACTGCGTCTGCAGTAGAAGTGGTTACTCTTGGATCATAAAAGATGCGAGAATACATTTCAACAAATATAATTGATGCGTCTACTATCTCTGGGATTACTGAAGCAACGGAATATTTTCTCAACTCATCTAAAATAATCTTTTTAGTATAAGATGATAAGAAAGATAAGTTTCTAGGTTTAATTGCTATTTTTACTTTACCGTATTCTGGGGGATCTGCTTCTTCCCCACCAAATGTAATGATATCAGATGCAACAGGATAAACTCTACGAATAATTGCAGTATAATCACTTGATGTCACAGCACGATTTTGAGTGCCATACATTGCAGGAGCATTAATTTTAATACTATCGATAGTTTCTATGTTTGATCCACCAAATGCTTTTGTCAATACTGTAAGGTTGTTTACAGTAGCAACAAAATTTGTGTTGCCAGAAATATCAGTAACTACTCCACTGTATGTAAAATTACTAGTTCCATTTGTTTCTGGTCCGTTAGTTACTAGATAACTAATTTCTACAATTTGACCTGGAAGAAGTTTTTTGCCAAATACACCATCCCCAAATGTAATTTTATAGTTTTCATCCTCAATCTCATTTACAAAATAAGTTGGTGAACTTGGGCTTACGTTTAAAATATTATCAGATTGAACAAATCTTTGGAATACACTGCTGCTAGAAGAATCAAAAACTCTAACTCTAATAGAAGATGTGTCAATACCAGGATTATCTAATATTGCAGTAAATTGTTCTGTAGAAGAAACTGTATAGGTATCAGTTACAAAAGATCCTTCATAAATTTTAACTGACGGAAAATATACAGTATTATTTGGCAATACCGTTGCTTGAATATCATCCAAAACAACAAATTGATATACCTGATCATTTACTAATGAAATGAAGGCATTTCCTCTTTTTAAAAAAACGGTTTCAGGGAGCGTTGTTCCAGAAGATAACTCTAATGTTAAGTCTATTGCAGCAGAAGAGGCAACAGATGATCTTGGAACATATCCCAACTGTTTTGCTAGTGAAACTACGTTGTCTCTAACGGTAGCAGAATCTAAAAATGCTTCATTAACCACCATATTGGCGTTGAATGCCGAATAATATGTGTTGTATGCTAAAACATCAAGAAGCATTCCTAATGTAGAACCTTCAAAATCATAATCACTGAAATCAGAGTTTGCCTTTAGATAATCTCTAAGAGCAACCTTTATATCAAAATAATCTAAATTTGTTAACTGATTATATGCCATTTGATTATGCTCTAGTTCTTTCTAGAAATAAGTTTAATGATTGTGATTTTTCTGGCAATCCAACCACTTCAAACTCAACTTCTACATCATAACCATTATCATCATAATTTTCATCAACAATTACTTCGATCAATCTCACTCTTGGTTCAAAAGCATTAATAGTATACTCAATTTCACTTTTAACCAAACTGGCATTAATGAAATCAAGAGGTTCAAATAAGAGATTTGTGATTCTACTACCGATATTGGGATTGAAAAATCTTTCACCAGGGTAAGTGGTCAAGAGATTTTCGACGGATTTTTTAATCGCAACGAAATCCTTGACCACCATAAGATCATTTGTAATAGGATTTTTAGCAAAAGTAATGCTAAGATCTTTAAATGACCTACTTTCAGGCATGAGAATACTCTATTTTATTATTATTTATACCCCATTCTCAATGCCAACGCTCCACGTAATCATCAAATCCACCCTTTCCACCGCAAGGTCTAGACATTCTATCCTCTGGTGGGTCACTTTTTCTTTGATCCTTTGTCGGAGTCACCGCTCCATAGTCTGTAACTAGTTTTGTAGTGCCCCAATTTTCTTTCATATACGAAATATCTCGGTCTACTTGGTATTTTGACATCTGTTTTTCCTCAAAATTGATTAAAACAGAACTTTTTACGGGGTTTCTATCCCGCCAAACCATAAAAAAGCGCCAAAAAATGGCGCTTCACTCAAAATTTCTTAACGTCCTTGCCCACGATAGCGTTTTTTGCGTCCATTACGTGAGGATGCAGCAAGATTTGTATTTTTACTGCGACCTTGACGAGTGCATTTAGGGTTTCCAGGGACATAGCTTGACTTGTTGAAACTCGGTGATTTTGCCATAAGATAAAGTATCCTCGTAAATATGTTTAAATTATACCACTATTTGCCCTTGTTGGCAATAAGTATGTTTGGATGTTGAAAAGGAGCAACGAAAACTCTTTTTGTGCCAGGAAATGATGTTAGTTCTGTGGCATCGCCCTGTACAGCAGGAAGTAACTTGTTGATATACACGCTTTTGTTGACGCTTGTAATTACTTTTCTTGCTGCTACAGGGACCACGCAAGGTATCAAAGGATTATTTGGCACACCTTCCACTGTATCTGGTGGAATTGCGTTGTGTAGATACTTCAAAGCTTGTTTATTGATAAACACGTTCGGAGAAGTAGCAAAACCAACGACGGGTTTAGCAGGATATGTACACGGTCCATTGACACTTTGAGTGTCAGGTGTCTCTGGTCCTACTAGGAGTGGCATTTTTTCTCTTTGATCCTTTTAATTTATTTAGTTTGCTGTACAAATCATCCAAAGCCTCATTCAGTTTTACATGATTTTCACCTTCGGGAGGTTTGTACATGATAATGAATGGATCTGGTAATCTTGTAAGACGATCTTCAATTTTTTTTATTCTTTTTTCTAGGTTTTGAAGGTGGATCTCCAAATCCCTGACCTGCTGATTCGTTTCGGGTCTCAACAAGTTGCTTAAGCTCGTTCTCCAAATCTGATTCGTCATTCATCGTCTCTCCAAATGTTGCAGTGTCGGTGTAAATGAGTTCGCCAGTTTTGTCAAAAGTTGAGATCTCTAAGGAATCATCAGCATCATACAGTCCAGTATACCACTTTTCTGCTAAACCTAACATGTGATCTGCTAGTTTGTCATAATCATTGAATGATTGATCGTCAATCACCTCACCATTCTTACCGACAATTTTATATTGTATGGTTTTGTCTTCATTCATCTTCTTCGTTTCCATCAAAAAACTCGTCAATTTTTTCTAATGAGACTGATCCATCTTTGTTTAATCTCCATTCTACCACATTTCCTTCTTCCCATCCAACGGATTGTACGAGTTCATCAGGTATTACGAGATAATATTCATCAAAATCTTCATTGTATTCTACAGTTGATTCGTATATTTTTGGTGTCATAATTGTAACATAACTGAAATTATATATTCGTTAAAAATATAAAATATGACTGCGATGCATACGATGCTGAAGATATTCTAAAGCGTCGTAAAAGGCAACATGATGAAATTTCAAATGTCTTTGAGACCCTCTGTTGCCAATTACGACAATTGTAAACTCTCGTTCACTTACTAAAACATGAGTGACTTGCTCCATCAACAGTCTGACGATTCAACATCAAAGAATAGAAACAGATTGATGCGCTTCTGACGACACCTGTTCGGTTGTGTGTTGATCACAGTCGGTGGAACAACTACAGGACCACCAGAGCCCTGAAAGAAACTCGGTGGGTGGTATTGAACCTGAGAAGGTTGAGCATACTGGGCGACTCGTGGGTAGTGTTGTTGAAGTTTTCCATACCTACTGATGAGGTCTGCTTCCACTTGTTTCATGTTCTGAGTGATGCCTGGTCCTGGACTAATCCGAATCTGTCCACCGCCAGGTGTGTTATACACAGCACCTTGGGGGCGATCGGACCATTCGGTGGCATACTGTTGAGCAATCGCATGTGAACTCAAAGGAAATGAGATCGTTGAAGCCATCGCACTAGCAATAACAAAGTGTTTCATAGTCTTATTGATTTCTTGCGCTTATCCTAACAGGGTTTCTGGGCTTTGTCAAGTCTTCTGCGAGCATTCTTAAGAGTTCCTTCAGAACCATCAGAATATACGAAAACTCTTCTCTTTTGGTCGTTCGAGTACTTAGAGGTTTTTGAGTCATTTTTATTTGGGAAAAATTTTTTTTATGAACGTGTAATCACTCTCGCGTTTTAAAAGTTTTGTAGGTTAATAGTATCTATGACTTTTCGCTCGGCCGCGCCGCCATAACGATAACGTTATACGATAACTGTCAGAATGCCCCCTGCTCGGGGGCATGGTAGGATGGCGGGTCAGTCGCCTGCCGCCGCTCGCCTGAAGTCGCGTTCGATGTTCAGCAGAGCGCGGCGGTCGCTGAGGGTGCTGCCCGTGGTGACGGTCGCCCCTGCTGCGTTCACCCAGACTCGATGCCCGCCCTTGCGCCGCTTCTCTGTGAATTCGTAGCGGGTGGCGATGGGCAGGATGTGATCACGTCGCGCCATGGGTCAGTCCTCGTGGGTGAACAGGGGCAGGCGGGCGATCGCCTCATCGTGCCACTGCTCAGCGAACACGCCAGCGATCCACGAACCCTCTACGGTGATGGGGTTGCCCGTGCTCGCCACGCGGGTCTGATCATGGGCGGGATGCTTGCGACCTGCCCACACGGTCTGGCGGGTGGCGAGGTCGGATGCCATTGAGAAGATCATCGGTGTCTGTCGGTGATGTGGTTAGTCTACAGGCGGGGCGGGTCAGTCCCGATCGCTGATGTTCCAGATGCCCCACTGTCCACCGTTGGCGTGGGCATCGCGGGTCTCGATCGCCTGCTGACGCTGGGCGCTGGTGTAACGCTGCCAACCGTCGCTGTTCAGGTCGTCGCCGTAGCAGGCATTCCAGATCAGGTTGGCGGTTTCGAGGGTCATGGTCATGGGTCGTTTCGTTTGGTTGATGCTGTTAGTCTACAGGGTCGGGGAGGGGGGTCGGTCCCCCCTTGTGCCACCTTAGAGATCGCCCATCATGGCGCAGATCTCCAGTCCGTCGATGGCGGGGTCATCCCAGCGGCAACCGTCTGGGGTCTCCTTCGATCCACACTCCCAGAGTTGGGCCACCAGATCCTGGTAGTTGCCACAGCGGCGGGCGGCATGGTAGAGGGACTCGTCGTTCTGAATCCAGAGGGCGACGTTCCAGGTCTCCCAGTTTGCCCATCCGTTGAATCCGTTGCTCATGGTCGTCTCGTTTGGTTGACTCTGTTAGTCTAGAGGGTCAGTCGGCGGCGATGGCGTTGATCTGTGCCACCTTGGCGGCTGTCACAGCATCGAGGGTCTGGGCGGTCTGAAGGATGGCGCCAGCGGTCTGGGAGAACATGATCAGGAAGGCCGCGGCCAGGGAGAGGCGAAGGGCGTTTGCCATGGGAGTGTCGGTTGAACTGCTGTTAGTCTAGAGGGCAGGCGATGGGGTCCGCCCCCTAGGGGGACAGTCCCTCAGGCGTCACATCACGTAGATGCCATGCTGTGCCCACTGCTCGGGGTGGTTGCGACACCAGTTCGCCAGACGCTGCCCCAGCGTGGCATCATCGGCACGGTGGTGGAGCTCCAGCAACCATGTCGGGGTCTCGCTGTTGCCGTGGTAGTCGTTGAACATGGCGCAGAGGGAAGCGATGATGCGAGCGCGGTTCATTCGGGTTCGGGTCGTTTGGTATGCTGTTAGTCTAGACGGTGCTCAGGCGCACCAGGCGGCGAGTTGTGCCAGTTCGCCTGCCGTCTCCTCTAAGGTCGATTCGGTCAGACCTGCCAGGCAGGATTCGAGATCATCGGGGTCGATGGCGTCGATGTCCCCATTGATCTCCCATGCCTGTGCCTCAGCGAGGGCGAGGCAGCGGTCACGAAGCGAGAGGGCGAAGGTGTTTTCTTTCATGCTGTTAGTCTACAGGGTCAGCGCCGCTCAGCGAGCGAAGCAGTGACGGTTCACCCACTGGCCCACGCTGGCAGGGGGGATGATCACAGCAGACAGGATCTGGCGACGGGATACCCCAGTGAAGGAGTACTCCTTGCTGCCGCCACGGAAGCGAACCTTAACGGTGCCAGTGAAGGGGTTGCCGTAGACGGTACGGGCGCAGTCGCTGAACTTAGAGTCGATGGTGAACATGGGTCGTTTCGTGGTTGACTTGATCAGTCTACAGGGTCGGGGTGGGGGATCAGCGTCCCCCTTGTGCCAGTTCAGTGTTTGTCCAGCCCACGCAGCAGACCCTGGCAGAATCCCTGTACGATGGCGGCGCCCATCTCCTGCCAGAACTGAGGGTCGGTGGCGATGTCTGCCGCGGCCTCTGCCCACTGTTCGGGGGTTGCCTGGGCGATTGCCTGCTGCTCTTCAGGGGTGAGATCGAAGCGGGTCATGGGTCGTTGTCTGAACTGAGGTTAGTCTACAGGGTCAGGCGGGCAGGAAGGGGGCAGCGTGTGCCACCCCCTCAAGCGTCACTCAGTAGTCGCTGAACATGTAGACGGTACGGTATCCTGCCTCACAGGCGGTGTAATCGTAGCGGAGAGAACTATCGTAAGTTGCCTCCCAGTCGATGACAAGGGCAGAGGGAACATCGCTGATTTCGTTATAGAATTCTTCAGCGAAGTCTGCCGTGCTTTCGTAACACCCACGGTACTTTTCATCACACCCCTCAATGTCACCCATACAACCCATTTCACCAATGAGAGCATCAACAGCGTCATAACCGATTGCTTCACCACAGCGGACGTATTCTTCGTAGTATGCTACGAAATCGTTCTCATTGTACTCATCGATGAACTCAAGCATATCATCGAGAGCATAGTTCTCTTCGATCAGTTCATCGATCTTCTCAACAGTGTCAGCGTTGAGAACTTCTTTGTAGTTGGCAGTCAAGGTGATGCTCATGTCGTTTGTTTGGTTGACTTGATCAGTGTAGGGCATGGGGTGGGGGTCTGTGGCGCCCCCTGTGCCAGTTCTCAGGGTGTCACATGCCGTTCAGGAAGTCTGCCATCGCCTCCTGATACTCAGCATAGGTGGCGAAGCGGTCAGCGAAGCGAGCGGGCACCTTGCCATCGAACTTAGCAGGGGCGGGCAGGTCGCGACCCTTGGCGAGGATCTGGGCTTCGTAGACGTTGGGGTTGTAGCGGGTCATTCGGTCTCGTTTGGTTGACTCTGTTAGTCTAGAGGGTCGGGGCGGCGGATCGGGGTGGCGGTGTGCCACCCCCTTGACTGTCACTCCTCCCATCCTGTCGGACCCCAGCCAGGATCCTGATCCGCCTCATCCTCCCATGCTTCAATGTCGAAGATCTCACCAGGGGCGTCTTGAATCTCATCCCACAGGCAGGTGTCGAATTCCATCGGGTTGGTTGCGTTGACCCCCTTAGTATAGGCCGCGGCGACCCACCAGCAACCCCCTAGGTGCCACCTCTCAAACTGTCCCAACCCACCTAGACAGACGCCCCCTAGGCGACTAACCTAGAGGGCGGGAGGGGAGGGAAGGGGGCAGCGAAGCGGCCGCCCAGTTTGTTATACTTCCAGCAGTTCGGGATAGTATTGCTGAACCTCTTCATTCAGTTCTTCATCGTTATACTTATCGTATCCCTCCATGAGATAATCGTAGCAGAGACACATCATAGTTTTGAGATCCATGTCATCCAACATTTGCTGAACAAGTTGATCTTGAAGCTCTTTGCGATCGATCATTTTTTGAGGGGAGAATTGTAGTATGAACGAAACACGCTCACCAGGATAATGAACGTAGAGATGACACCAACGAAACCCAGGTAGGTTACAGCGTCACCAGTGAAAGTCATTGTCTCAGGCATACTCAGCATCCTCCAGAGTGAAGTAGATTTTTTCGGTCATTTTGTTTGCCAGATAAGATACCTTACTGGCCGCGGCAATCAGTTGCTCACGCCCACCGCTAAGATACCATTTAGCAGTGGCACGGTAAGCATAACTCACCACGCCCACGATAACAGCAGCGATGGTGGCAAGATTGAACAGCAAAGTGTTCATGAAAGATTTGGTGAAAGTCATTCGTTTGTTTGATTGACTCTGTTAGTATGGCAGCAAATCAGGGGCAGTGGGAGAACACTGTGCCACTTGTTAAACTGGCACAGTATCACTTGACATCGATATCAGAATGCGATAGTCTCAAGTGTAGGTTGAGTATCACTCTCCACCGAAACATCTTCGGTCAGAGTATCAAGAACTGCCAGCAGTTGATTACCATCAGCGGCAGTATTGAGCAGGGAGAGCATTACTTCTTTGGTCATGATTTGAATAGCAAAGGGTTAGTTAGTGTGAGTTAGAATTGAATATGATTAGACATCATATTCAATTTGAATTGTATCATCGATACTATAATCATCGATGATATAACCATCTTCATCTAAGAAGATATCAGCCACTTCTTGGTCTACAATTTCTTGATACATTTCAGAAATGGTCATTAGTTAGTTCCTTTGATTGTCAGTTTAATTTATAACTTTAAAGTTATAAATTTTGGATTTTGTTAAAATTTAAAAACTTTAAGATTCTGAGGATTCTGAGATTTCAAGGATTCTGAAATATTTAAAAAATCTCAGAATCCTCAGAATCTTAAAATTCAGTTAAGACGCATTCCCGAGAAAAACGGAACACTTACAAAACCTTCAGAATCCGAAGGTTTCACACCCTGTACAGTACGAACAAACCACTGACCTTTCTTTTGAAAGACATGCTCACCAGGCACACCATGCTCAGCAAGAATAGCATTCAGGCGAGACTTGGTGGTGTTTGTTTGCCAACCGCCATCAAAGAGAGTAACAAAGTGCTCGCCAATTTCAGCGATCTTGTTACCGTGAAGCATAACAACGCTAATACCATCAGCGTTAACAACAGCAGTGTTATCGAGTTTGAAATCTTCGCCAGCAGTGATAGCGGCGTTCATCAGACGTTCGATCTTACGCATGGTCTCGGTTTGGTTGACTTGTTAAGTATGGCAGGGGTGGGGGCGAAAGTCAACCCCCTGATCGATTAGTGTTGCTTATCAGACATCGTAGCACAGATAAGATTTCATTTCCTCTTCATACATGTCACGCTCACCCTCAGTCAGCCAGGGCAGACTTAGCATCATGTTGAAGAACTCAGCTTGCCAACGATTGAGAGTCATGATATCATCGTGGCGAGCAACAATGTTGGTGTTGAAGTAATCCATTCGGTTGAATTCCCGACGACTCATGTAGTATGGACCAGATCAGGGCAAAAGTCAACCCCCCTAACCATCACCCTTACTTATGGGTCTGATTAGAGGGGCTTATAGAGTTTTCCACAGGGTTGTGGAAAACTTTCAATAGTTTTCCACAGGTTTAATATTATCTGTGGAAAACTTTTATGTTACCATTGAATATCGTCGCCGTCAAACTTAATCCTTTTCTGTTTCTTTGGTGTCCTTCCCTTGTTTTGTACTTTCACGCCATACTGGTATTCTAAGTCTTGCTCGTCAAATTCATCAAATTCATTGTAGAATTCTTTGAAGTTGTTTCCCTTTGCTTTAGCCATTGGTTCGAAATGTTCTCTGAGAGGTGTCTAGAATCGTCTGTAAGGGATATTGACAACCAAATTGGTGTCTTTACCCCTTGACAAACATATTTAGTGTGTGGTAGGGTCAGTCAACCAGCAGTTTCAAAGTGCCTTCATTGACACTTTGATTCATGAAACGACCCACTGAGATATCCTCAGAGTCGAATTCAGCAAGCAATTGTTGGTCAAAACCCTCAGCATCTTCGGTGCTGTAAGTATACTGCTTGTTACCAGTAGAATACTCTACTGATACAGTGTTGTTTACAGTGTCAATAGTAATGTTTTTAATAGCAGAACTAGGAAGATCAGTGTAGTTTTTGACAGTCATTCGATGTCTTTGATTGATTACTTAGTAATAATACTGGATTATCGATGGTTTGTCAAGGTCTCACTCATTAGTAACCCTTATAATAGTAAGTTATTAGATAAGTTATAATTATAAAACCTCAAAAATCTCAGAATTCTCAAATTTTAAGTTTTTAAGATTTCGAAAAAACTCGAAAACCCTTGGAAACACAGAAATCTCAGTTTTTGCGTTTTTGAGAATTCTGAGATTTTTGAGGTTTTGAGATTTCTGAGATTTTTGAGTTTTCTGACAAACCCTTGACAACTCGATAGCTCGCGTGCTAAGACAACAACAACCTCACACATTTTCAGACGTTCGCACCCCTTACAGGGTATTCTGTGAACTATTTGTGTGAACGTTATAAAACACCCAACTATATTTTTTTACACATTTAAATCTGTGGAAAACTACAAGAGTTTTTCCACATCACCTGTGGAAAACTATATTATATCTCTCTATATGGATTCCAGTTATCATTACCTACACTCTTATAGTATGGTATAAAGAGTACATTAGATTTAGAGTCTGAATGTCTAGCAGCAAACCAATCAAAGAATTCTTCTTCTAATGCTTGAGCATTGAGACGATAGTATGTTTTATTCTTTGGTGTTTTACGTTTCTTACTAGAAGAGAGCAGAGAATCAATACGATCCCCTGCCCAATCAATCAGCTCATTGTATTGTTGTTCATGCGACATAGAGAGTCATGTTATAGTGATCATAAGATGAGAATGTTTGATCTTCTGGCAGAGCATCAATCAACATATGTACAAACTCAGCAGGAAAGAGATCACGTTTCCTGAGCAGTTTAATACGTTCTTCTTCTGTGAGATCAGAAGAATCAATGATCACTTTGTAACTGGTGGGAGTGAGTGGAGAGAGAGTAATCATTTTACTTTGTCCGTAAGTTGAAGTTGACGTTCACGAGCGAGTTTGTTAATTTGCTCTATGTAGTAGAACAGAGAGGCATAAAACTCAATGTCATCATCTTGTTGAAGCATGGTAATACGTTCTGTTTTACCATTGGAGCGTACATAAAGACCATCTGATTGTTGCCAGAAGATCTCATTGCCAAGTGCGACATAGTTCATGGTAGATGCTGAAACTTGATTCAGTTTAACAGAAAAACGATTAAGTGTCAATTGACCTACGAGCGAAGAACTTCATACAATTTTGAAAGTCATTCCATTCTTTATCAGTGATATTATCTGTAGCGTATGGAATGTTGAGCGCAGTGGCACAGAACTTTTGATCTTCTGGATTCTGTACGATCAATTGTGAAATAAGGAACAGATCAATCATGTTGTTCAAACTCTTTCATGAATCCTTCCAAACGTTTGTTGGCACGATAGTTTTGAATGATGTCAACGACACAATATCCAAAAGAAAAACCAGCCATAATAGCAACAATAGTCATTAGAGTCCTCCTGCTTGATTAACGAAGTCTTTGGCGTCTGAAACTGAAGTGAAGTGTGCTACATTGGTGAAGATCATTGCCTCACCACATGGCACAAGTTTCCTGAGATTGTAACCGTTGTTTTCAATATCAGTGAAGATTTCACCAATCAGTTCGTCATTCTGGTAAATGTATTCTTGATACCATACCAGTTCCTGGAGATTGCGCTCGTAGGTGATGCCGTTGTTCATGGTGTTTTGATTCATGAGATA